CTCTGCTTAGCTCTACCCTGAGTTTTACCTGTTACGGTTTAACTCATATTACTCATCGCCAGCGACGAACCAGAATACTGGTCCCTCGCTTCGTGTATCGACTGACTGAAAACGGTTGAAGCGGGCCACTAAGGTCCGCAGCACCGTCTGATGTTCCTCCTGGAAAGGAAGGGGATCTTTGTGCCTCCGTAAAATAACGGAGTAACTTAGACCAACCGTCCATTTCGTGAGTGACTGAAGGTGACTTAACCACTAGCACTTTATACTGCACCTTTTGAAGGTGTTTGTTGAAGCGCTTTGCGAATAAGTTTCGTTCAGCAGATATTCCGCGTAGACTTGGGTACATCCCTCGGGACATACTCTCGTCTGGAATGTGGCCATAGATGGCCATAAGTTTCTCAGCGATTAATTCGCTGAACGCGTAATATTGTCTACCCCATACGGCGTCCCATTTCTGGGCGTTGATGGTACCGAAACCGGCGTTAGCATAGCTAATCCAGCTCGTGTAGACATCAGGGCTGGGTGAATGATTCCAAACGGTCCTTAATCGGACTGGTGTAACATTGAAGCCTTGGAAGGCATCAACGCCACAGGATTCACGAAAGAATCCTTTGGTGCAGCTCTTAGAGTGGTTTACTTTTAAACCAAACTCTTCAAGGATGGCCATTGCGCTCCCCGCGTAAGCGGTTGGTACAATGACATCATCACCATACACTAGGATACTTTCGATAGTATCCGCGTCCGGTGCTGCGGAAGCGAGAAGCGCCCAGATAGTAAGCGCCATGATGGGGAAGCACAAAGCTGACCCCATTGGTGCGAACTTCTGTAACGCTAATTTCTCGCCACTTGGCAGTACCGTTGAGGCTGATCTGCAGCATTCCAAATACGCAATAATGCGCTCTGGAAACAGCAGGCGAACCAACTCAAGGTGAACCCGATCACTGGCCTCTTTCAGGTCAAGTGTCGCGTACCGTCCCGTCGAGGAGCCTATTAAAGCCCCCCGCTGGTTCGGACCCTGATCGGTGAAGAAAACATTCCATTTGGTAATGGGATGCGACTCCACTAATCGGTATATTGCCCTACTTAGCCCTTGCTGAATCCATTGAAAATCAACGGGTTCGCAAGAGATTAATCTCGGGCCGCGGGAATCTTTAGGCACGAGTAAAACCCGTGCTGAATGATCCGTAACCTTCACAGCATCAAAGCTGCGATAGTAATCACAGACGTGCCCCGGCGAAGCGCAAAAATACGCATCGAAGGGATACATGTCTGTAATTCGACTGGAAACATCCGTCCAATGAAACTTCTCCCAGAGACGTTGCTTGGTAGCAACAACTCCGGGGCCGTGACTGGGAATGATGTCCGTAGGGTCGAACGACGCAAAGAGCTCCGCTAGGAGTCTCCGCGCCTCGCGAATCACAAGCTGTTGACGTACCAAAGGATCTTCGCGATAACTTTCGTTATTACGGAGGGGTCCTTGAATATGTCTGCGCCTGTTAATACTATGCCACACAGAATGCCAAACAGCAAACTGAGGTGACATTTCCGACAAGTCTTCTTCCGCCTGTTTAAAAGCGGTGATAACTTGTTGTTCTTGGGCCTCGTCATAAGGTAGTTCGTACTTATAAAATAAGTAGAGGATCTGCCTAATGAGCTTAACGCATTTTGCGTCAGGTTCGGGAAGGAGACCTCCGTCCGGTTGGAATACTAAGTTGAAAAGCTCACCGAGAAATCTCGGTAGCTTACTGTTGTCTTGGAGTTTCCACTCCAATTCAGCAGCGTTCCACTCAGTAGCTCCTGAAAGCACCTGATCTAGGTGTTTTCCAAGGCGGGGCATCGTTTTCGTTAGAAAACTTACTCCTTCAGAGCGAGTTCTGCTATGCACGAAATTAATCGTGTTACGCAGCGCTCGTGTGTCGAACACTACTCCATAAGACGCGTGAGCGTCCGCGAGTAATGCGGCGATGAGTGTTAATTCATCAAGGCTGTTAGTGGGATCCATATGGAGTCCCTCCTTGAGCCATGCGCGCAAATACCCGACGGACACAAACGAGAAGTGCTCTCCGAGATCCGGTAAAACGGATTATCAGGGAGTACCGAGAGTACTTGAATTCTACTTCCCAATCGAACACGTCGTAACCATACTGTTCTTCAACGAACACATTGGTCACGGCCGTGGACTTTGAGTTGTAGCGATCCAGTCTCTCCATCACATAATCGACGTCGCTGGCCTTTCGGCTGAACCTTTTCCTACGCAATTTGCACCTCCACGATGGGAACTACTCCGTAGTCCCCTGTATAGGCGCTAATTGCTCGGACATTCACGATCCTCTTCATCGCCGTCTTTTTATAGAACGGTGTATGATATTGGAACTTGAATGGAGGCTTTTGGCCCAGCGGATTTAACCGCTGAGTTAAGAGTACCTCAGGAGCCACAACGTAGTCTAGATCTAATGCCTTCATTTTGTGAAGGTGTTGAAATAGAGTATACGCTGCGGCGACGCGGGGGTCTATTCCCGCTAACTCGGACAGTTGCACCGACCCTAGTTCGTATTCCTTGAACAGAATACGGATTTTCGGGTCTTCTGCAGCTATATCGAGCCACTCGACCGTGTGAGACAACATGGAAGCCAGAATTACTGGCGACCAAAATGTTGTCAGAACCGAACTAACTGGATGCTTAGGCATATGGTATCTCCTATGAGATCACCGAACCTGTGTCTTTTCTGACATATGAACGGCGACCCACAAGGGTACCATTAAATGCCAGCAGACAGCAAATTCGAGGCGCCTGTCCCCGTACCATCGAACAAGACAGTCGTTCCAGCGCCAGTTGTGGCGAGGAACGACATCAAGTTTGCGAGCAACAATTTAGGAACCGTGTCGTCGGACTGATCGCCAATTGAGCGATCCAGGACGACATAACACGAATCCTTTACGAAGCGCGTACCGTCATAGACCGATACAGCCGTTTTATCAAAACGGATGACCGATCTGCGGCGGCGATTGATA